ATATCTTTAAGGCGCTTTAATTCCTTATTTTGTTTGGCGTGACACCTTAAAGTAGATATCCCACATGGAAGCATTGACAGAAACGTTTGATAGCTCCAGCCATCATCAAGTGCTGTATGGCAAAGATCAATCAGCTCATCATCATCAATTCTTGTGTGCCGAGACTTTTTACTGCCCCTGAGTTTGGCTTGATACTGCTTAACGACACCAATCGATTCAACAATTTCATTCTCTGCCACACCGCCAATGCTCTTGGCCTCTTTAAGCATTCGGTCTTCAGATAGTCTGAACCAATCGTTACCGAAGTAGTAGAACAGCGTGGTAGTAGCTATTGAGATCTGTTTGGTTTTCATGCTCCACCACCTCCTTCTGTTATCGGCGTAATTTTGATAAAAACATGCGGGTCATCGCTATAACGTTTCCTGGCAACAATGTCAGTAATGATATTGTCATCGGCCCATAAGACACCCGTGAGCGCATCTAACGTCGATTTGATGTAATTGTCTGTATCTGGCTTAACCGTTGGCAAAACAGCATTATTAAGCCGTCGTTGGTACTCTTTTTTTGAGACCGACTTTTGAATATCTCGGTAAAACGTTAATTCTACCTTGATGGCCTCTTCAAACGGTTTGCCTTTGTACTCGTTGCTTGCTAAAGCGTGCAGCTTCTGCTTATAGATCCTTGATTTGTCTCTATCCACCGTCCATGTTCGCTTGCCATGATGGACTGACAATGGTCGCTGTTGTTCAACTGGTGCAATTGGGAACCGAAACCACATGCTAATCCCGTTTTCGTGCATCAATCAGTCACCTCAATATCTTCAAATTTTGCCATCGTGGTTAGAATATTTTCATCATCAGTTAGTTTGACTAAGGTGGCCAAATTAAGTATTAGGTTGACTTCCACGATCGCAAAGATGCTATCATGACCGGATACCATGACTGCCTTTTGCTCGTGCATGGCTTTCATCACCTGCTCTTTTGTCATTACAATTCATCCTTACCACAGAATCTTTAAATAACGGTCATCGCCCATGTCATCAAAACCAAGCAAACGATAGCCATATGGCGTTATCCAGTAACTGTTGCCTTTATGGCTATAACAATTATTCGGCAACGTTGAAAATGGATTTTCACCATTAGTCGTAAAGTAGTTGCGCCCAGTTGGTTTGTTGTGATAATCCAAACCAACTGCATGTTGAGCACGGCTGTAATCATCTGCATCAATGCGGTCATAAATCTGTTCAGCTTTGGCACAACTATTTGCGTAGTAACGATGTGCCTTACCGCAAGCTATACACAGCATTGTGTAAACTTCAGACCAACCTCATTGTTGGCAGCCCACAATCAAGGCAGCATTTAAAACCTCTCTGCCATGCTGGGATTCTATCCCACTTATCTCCTAAGTAACGCTTAATGCTAAATGGCGCGTTGGCCGGTTTCTTATGCTGTAAAATTCGTTCAGTCATTATTTAAACCACTCCTTTAAATCATGCTTGCCCGCACGTCTTCCATGCCGTCAAATGTGATCTTGTGGTCATCATTCCTGGTAATCAGACGGCTGAGCAGTTTTGCGTTGTACATCTGCGCTAGTTCAGCAGTGGTGTTGTTGCTGGTAACGATGGTCGACTTCTTGCCGAAACGTGCATCGGCTACGTCATACAGACGTTCCTGCATGTCTTTGCGCACTTCACGGATTGCTCCACGCATTCCGCCTTCCGTGCCAAAATCGTCCAATACCAGCACATCTACTTCGATCATCGCCTGGACCAACAATTTCATCTGATATTTGGTTTTAGTTGCGTCCGGTGAATCATACATATGGCTAAACATCCGGCTCATGGAATCCGTAGAGACAAGCATTGTCGTCATACCGAATTCTTCTTGCAGTCTGTGCATCATCGCTACTGCCAGCGAAGTCTTACCAGTGCCAGGATTGCCAAGCATCAGCACGTTGATTGGTTTCTCAGCAATCTCTTTGGCTAAGATGTATGCCTTGTTGCCAGTATGTTTGGCTAGGTCAACATCAGGCTGTTTGTGTACGTCCCAGTCAGCAAACGTAAACTTCACTGGATCACCGCTCCAAAGTGAGTTATTATAAAAGCGGTATTTATTTCGTTTACGCATGACGGCATTATCTGCTGTCGTGCGTTTTTTGTTTTCTTCAGCAAGATAACTCTTGCACCATTCCTGATCAGACAGGTCAAACGGGATGTCTTCTCCCCATTTGTCTCTGTACGCTTTCTTGAGCGATGCAATCTTAACAATCACGTTCACTTTTTCCATGACACTCGCCTCCTAGCTAAAGTGATCGATCAACTGCCAGTCTGGATCAGTAGGCGGTTGTTTCTTTCTCTGTTGTGGTTGCTTGTGGCGTTGCTCATCTGCCTTGATATCCTCGATCGTGAGTAGATGTTCTCTTTCGTATCGGTCTAAGATACTGGCCACATACTTAGATGGCTTCTTCAGCCCTGTTGTTTCTGCTGCTTGCTTGATTGCATACAGCACGATTTCAGATCCGTATTTATGCACCCAGTCTGTCAGATCAGTAGTCATTACACTGTTAGGCCATCCCCAGATGTTAGTCCACTCATTGAAGACCTCATTCATACCTTCATTATTTCGCAGTGGTGTTGCATCACTAGCCGGAGTACTCTCTGGTTGAACAGATTCAGCGGCAGAATGAGAAGGCCAGCTAGCTGCTTGTGTAGTCTTTGTAGTAGTCTTTGTGTAGTCTATGGTATTGTCATAGTCATCACGACCATTTCCATTTAGTTGAGACGACCATTCCCTTTTAGTCGTGTCGACTATTCCCATTTGGTCGTTTCGGGCAAATGGTGATACCAAACTGTCTAATGCGTCATAGTCGATCGTGTACCACTTAGTTCTGTCAAATTTAAGCTTGTTGTAATTACCAGTAATAACGATGCCACGCTCTTCTAGCCAATCAAATTGGCGCTTCATCGTTTTAGCTGTCTTAATCCAGGTAAACTGCTTGGTCCATTCTTCTAGTGAGTTGTAGACCCAGTAATGGCCATCATGATAATTCTGTTTTTTCTGTAGCCAGTAATTAATTTGCTGCAAGACAGCAGCTTCACTGATTCGTGGCTTCTTTTGTGGATCAAGCTCAGTTAAAGCCCCCGCTAGTTCTTGCGACACTACAATTGGATGCTTGGTAAATAGCAAGCTACTCATCGCTCTGCTCCTTTCTAGCGGGCATCCCACCCACTCGGCGTTTTACGTTCACTGACGACTAATGAGGATTAGTTAAAATGGCAAATCATCTGTGTTTGGTTGTTGTGGTTGTTGCGGTTGCTGTGGTCGTTGTGGCTGACCATTGGTAGGCATAGCCGCGTTGAAGTCGGTTTGGTTAAAACCATTGTTAGGAGCCTGTGGGGCTTGTTGACGATATCCGGCTGGTTGGTTACGGCTGTTACCAAAGTTGCTCTGGCGCTTATTTTGGCCGGATTCTGGCCGTGTCTTGCCGTTTGGTTGACTGCCTTCTTGCAGTAGCTTGTGGTAGCCCTTGACACGCAGATACCAGTTGCCGTTTTGTGATTGTTCCCAGTCAACGCTCACCGCAAGCTTACGGCCATTCATGACGCTAGCTACCTGTGGCAGGTTCTCGACCGCCTTACCGCTAGGAATGCCCGATGCAATCATGATCGTATTGAACCGGCGTACGGATAGGTCAAAGTGATCTTCATCGTCATTCCAGACAGCATAGTCATAGCGGATTGGCGCACCTGCGTATTGTCCGTCCAGCACTTCATAGTTGAATTCGACCATCGGGTTTCCGCTCTTGCTGTTCTTGGCTTCTGCATTGGTGACACGCACGTTGTACGTGCCAGCTTCCTTCAAACTCTTGCCAAATACGTTATTTTCATCAGTTGTGAATAGCATTATTAGTCCTCTTCTTTCTTAATTAGTTCACTTGCTTTGATTAACTTGCGATTATCGAT